ATGGACGTGAGCAGGAAGATAGCCGTCAGGATGCTCACAACCATAGCGCGTGTAAATATTCTTTTGCACTTCTGGTCAAAATTTTCCTCTTCTCCTGGCAAGGGACTATTCCAGTAGAGTGGCGGTCTCCAGTCGCGTGTACCAAGTGCAGGTAAAGCATTATTCGAGACAGCACTCTTGAAGAATTCACGTGATATAGCAGGCATTTTGTCGGTTATTTGTTGATGAAAATTTAAAATGCGTGGATCTTGTAGAAGCATAGGATGCTCCTTTTATGAAGAGGTAGAGCCAATCCGTTGAAATTACGCAGTATGGATCATCCGGCCTATCTCCCCTAGCAGCCTGACGCAACGGATTGGCTAGTTCAATTGTACCAGTATCGTCAAGATTTTGGCTGTACAGGCGAAGGTACCCACAAGCCGAGAATGCCAGTGATGATAGCCACGGCAAGCGTGTGCATGGCCGGATCACTTGTGAAAACGACTAACACGCCTGCTAATGCCAGAAATGCAACGGTAACGATGGTAAACAAAACGGTATGTGGATCATTCATAGTTTTTGCCTTTCGTGTGTTATGCTGCCCCATTACTTTCGCTATGGATTCGTGTTGTTGTTGTTTTGCCGCTCTTGTCTTCTATGTGGATTAATTCACCTTGAATTGTGATCACCATACCTCTTATCTTTAAAGCGGCACAAATAGTATCAATAGTTTGCTCAAGTCTTATTTTGTCTTTGTTGATATCCTCCACCTTTCTACGAAGTGACGCTATCTCTTCTTGCATTGCAACAATAGCATTATTTTGAGCCTCGCTAGTTTTTTCACTTATATTGTGTCTTGCCATTACTTTACTTGCAAAAAATGCCCCAATGACAACAATGAGAAAGCTAAACAACCCTGCATTAGCATTAAGACCTTGAAGAATTGCGTTCATGGATTCTCCTTAAGGAGAGTTATTGTTCTTGTGGAGCGAAAACACAGCAGACTCTATTGCTACATTCAGTACTTCATCAGATGGTACAGGAAGCTTGTACGTCTTGAAAAATTTCAGCACAGTATTGATCGCTAGTTGCTTCTTTGAAGCTCCACTCATGGCTTTGTGTTGCTGCTCTATCTGCTGTACGGCCATACGCGAGAAGCGTTCTAGCTTTACTGTTGTGTGATCTGGCATCTTTTGCCTTTGAATGTTTGCCAGTTGCATAGCTTCATATATGCTTATAAACGTGCCAATCACAAATATAAGCGTATTAATAGTTTGTGACCAATTCACTCTATCCTCCTATTGCACATGAGATAAGTCTACAATCTGCTGTGCAAGCGCGTTGATCTTGCTGAGATTTGAGGCGTCAAGCAGAGCATTCAGCTTGTCGATCTCGGCTTGCAATGTGGCTACCTGAGATTGATCAGCGTTGAGCTGCTGCTGTAGGTCTGCTATCTTCTGGAGAAGAGCCTGATATTGCTTCTGGTACCAGAGCAGCTCCTGACCTAGCCATCCTTCAAAGACGCCCATTTTTTGCGTGTACTCCAGCCTCTTCCACCTGAACATCTGACTCTGACCAGCCCCTAGACTGGCGTTACTCTGCTCTATGATGAGATCGTGATGCTCAGCTTCGAGCGGTACGTTTGCAGGGTCCCAGTTCGGATCTGCTAGGATATGCTGTCTAAATCCAAGCGAGACGGGGGTACCGTCAGGTCCTTTGAGTGTTACGCCGTCGTCTGTCCAGCCAGTCGGGATGGTAGTCATAGATGGTATTTCCTCTTTTCCTAAGTAAATATTCACATCAACCGTTGAGTTGATACCTGGTATATTTACGCCATTGTCTGTAAATTGCACGAATTCATAGCTTGTCCAAGGTGGTGGCACAGGCGGTCTTGCATCTGGTGAAAATTGCCAGTTTGCCAACCACAACGGGTATTTTGTTAGTCTTGGATCATTTAGCCTCTGCTGGATATAGGCACTAGCAGCATAGATGCCTGGTAGCTTTCCATAATTCGCCTCTTGCTGAGAGAGCCAAGCATAGGCCCACGCGCCGGTAGCTTGTGGGGATGAAACTTCGTAGTCCAGGACAATGAGATCACTATCACGCACGTTACCAATAGTGCTATGCATAAAATTTGCCTCTGCGCTTGCGTTATTGCCAAGGTCTGGCCTCGCAAAGTGATACAGAAGCAGCACATCTATCCCTGCTGATAACGCCTTTGCTCGGTTTGTAGCAAAGTTCGGATCAATAAAGCCTGTCCCTTCAGTTGCCTTTATTGCGATACGAGCGATGCCGTCAAAACTCGCGGCCCACTTGCGATATGCAACAAAATCTATATTCCCCTGAAATGCCGATATATCAACGAATTGTGGTGTCATAACACCTCCTACGGGTTGATAGGCGTGAAATTGGCATTGTAATCAGCTCTTGCAGACTGCATACTGCTATAGCTGGGCTTTTGAGAGTAATCTGGTCTGAGCAAGCCAAAGTGATCTTCTGGATTGTTTGCATCTGTGCCATCATCCAGAAAGTCATAGATGCACGCAATAGGGATATATTGGTAGTTCCCATGCATAATATCCTGATAGACTTGTCCTATGTATAGCGCTTGATTTGCTTCAGAGATACCGTTGGAACCTGTGTATGTTGGCCAGCCAACCTCTGTGACCATAATTTGCTTATTATCCCCATTGGCATTCATTATGCCTTGAAGTATGCCAAGTATAGAGAAGTTCGCAACGCCGTGGTCATTAGGCCCGTTTGGTTGTATATATGGATGATATCCAAAGTAGTCAAAATATCCCTTAGCGCCTGCTGTGTACATCGACTGCAAAAAGGTTTGTGAATTGTTTTGAGATAATCCTGCACTTATGACTTTTGTGATCGGATCTATCGTTTTTATGGCATTGTATCCAAACTGGAGCAAGGCGGTATATGCCACGGGATCAGAGACAGGATACCAAGATTGGTTTTGATTTGGTTCGTTGCCAATCTCCCATAATGTGATTTGACCTGAATAGCGTGATACAACCTGCGATATCCAATTTACATAATCATTAGGGGGTGGTGGCTGATTTGACGGATTGCTACCTCTATACCAGGCTGGGGTATTGTACTGCGCTAATAACCCGATTATCTGCATACCACGCGAAACAATCTGTGAAACTATGAAATCATAATTGCTAAAATTCCATGTTCCTGATGAAGGTTCAAGGATATTCCAAGAGAACTCTTGGCGTATCCATTGAATGCCCGCCGACTGCATAAGATCAAGTTGTCTTGTCACATCTGAAGGCGGAAGTCTCTCTAGGTGTGATGAGATCCCGATAGGATTAATGCGTGATGCCATCGTGTCCTCTCATGAAAAGCTATTCAATAGTAAAGCATCAACAGCAATTATTACTGCCTGTGTTGCTATTGTTCCTGCTGTGCTGCCAAGCACTGTCAAATTTGTTGCTGTCGTCCTGTAGCAAGCTCCCAATCCGCCTACGTTGGTTGATCGAGATAGCACAGTGTCCGCCACTGTATCTAGAAAGGCCAGCCAGTATTGTCCCGGCGAGAGAGCGAGATTTGCGGTCAAGCTCTTTGTGAAGGACCCGCCTGATGCCGCGTTTGCCCCTGTATGCCCTAATAGATTGTTAGGAGCATTATTTGCCCCTGTTGCGTCATAGATACCCATATCAATGTTTCCTGTTGGGCTGCCAGAGAACCATGTGCGCATTTGTGAAATGGTTACCTGTGTTAAAAGAGTATATCCAACAAAGTAAGCTGCCCCTGCTGTAATGGGATTGCCTGATCCTCCTGAAAGAGCGCAATCGCTACTCAGCATAAATGGAGCTGGTAAAGGCGCTGGGAAAAGTGGCATCAGTTCACTACCTCCATTGTCTCTGGATAAGTAGCTTTAGGCTCGTCATAGCTGCTATCAGATGCCTGCTCCTTTACCGTGTACAAGCTCACATGCGGCTCATCCGGCCTTGCCTCACGCTCTACAGTGACATTCGTTGCGCCTTTGAGCTTACATTGTGGTGTGTGACCAGCCTGTGAAATGACATCAGCATCACTCAAAGTCGAGTCTTCTACATGACTGATAGTTTTTTGTGCTGCACACGCATTGCAGGTTATGACTATTTCTTCCATTATTTACCTCTTATGTGTTTTCTGTGATACGAAGATTGCCATTAGCCGCTGACCAAATCGCTCTATATGCTCCTGTATACACATATTCCGGTGGCTGTTCATAAAACCAGTTCGCTGGGATTTGCACAGTATACGAGGAGGTTGACGCCGCTCCTGAACCTTCCGACAGGTAGCAAATAGCCGTTGAGTCGTTATAGAATTTTGCTCCTTTCCTGCTTGAATTTGAGGAGAGAATGGCAGTATCAGAGGCCGCCGCTGCTACGCTCGTTTTTGTGGCTGTACTTGCTGTCTTCGGTGTCTGGTCACTGGCCATCGTGACTGGCAACGAATTTGCCATTGTGGCCTGTCCAAGCGTTAAGGCTGTATCGCCTGCTGTAGTCGTCTTGACGTAATTTGACACTCTCAGCTCAGTATTACTCTGATCAGCGACAAGAGCCGTACCACTCGTCGCTTGGATCGTTGTAGAGCCAATGACGGCAGAGCCAGCCGGGAGAGCTGCATTGACAGCCACGTTGATATTGTCCTGGTCAGAAGCCATTGTGACCGGAAGGCTTGCAGATTTTGTTGTTCTCCCCAGTGATATGGAGCTTCCGTTTACCTGAGTGAGATTTTGAGCAACCGTATTGATAATGGCATGCGCATAATTTGCTGCTGTCAATCCGAGTTGCACAGATGCTGAACCGCTCGTAAAAGCTGTACATACCACATAAACAGCCTTAAATCCTGCTATTGAACCTTCCCACGTCTGTTCTAGTGCTGCTCCTGTATTGATTGCTGTACTATTGCCATTTGTAGCAGTTGCCCTTTGGTGTGCATTTATTTGTTGTAGAGTAGTTCCATCTGGCAACAAACCATAAAATCCAATTGTTCCGACAAAAGCACTTGCAACGTTTATCTGCACAAGAAAGGTATCCTGGTATGAGCTGTTTGTAAGGTTTGCAGATGAGTTAGCAGCAATAGCTGAAACGAGTGGTATAGAGCCAAATGTTGTAGCTGCACTTATCGCTGTATTGCTTCCAAAGGTGTCTGTAAGACGTGCAAGAAGTGTTACTAAATCTGCTATGTCATTTGTAGCACTTTTTACTGCTGCTTTATTTGAAGAGACGATACCTGCTAGCGTGTCGAGATCTGCTTTGCTTGCTGCGCTATTTGCCTCTGTGATCGTTCCCTGTACGGTCAGCGTCGCGTTCAGTAAGTCTCTGATCTTTGTCAGGCGTCCCATCAGCGAATTGACAGTGTTAGCATCCGTTGGTGTGCCTGCTAGCGTAAGGAGCGTGGCCAGATCGACAATCGAGCCTGTCAGAAAGTCGTTGGCTTGGGCATTGACACGCTGGTTTGCAGGTGGATTGACCGTTGCACTCACAGGCAACGGATTAGCCGCACTTACAGCCGTTTCCGTTCCGGCATTATTGTACATGATTTGAGTGCCTATTGGATGAGTTGGAGCCGATGCACCATCCGTGTACTGGACACCTGCTGTACCTCCCTGTGAAGCAAGCGTGTCAATTCCAGTAGCTATATCAGCTATATTTTCCTGCCATTGTGAGGCATTTCCCGCTGTCATTTTATCCCTTCCTTCTCAGGTCAATGGCACACTACATGCCTCTGGCCTCAAAACAAGAAACCAATTATAATATTGTACAATACAAGATATCCACCTTGCAAGGGGTTATTCTACTCGCCTTGAATCGAAATTGAGAACTGGGCTCCTGGAGTCGAACTCCCTCCAATCACCCAACGAACGCGGCCTGATGCTGCAATCTCTTCAGTTGTAGCACAACCAGGCCCAATTGACCGCTTAATCACTACTGGCGTGCCGCCGCTTGCGCCTGAGACAGAGATAGCGGTGCTATCCCAGATGTTGAAGTACGTCACCCCGTCAGCACCAAGTCGGTCTACCAGAATTTGAAGCGTTGGACTTGTGCCTTGCTGATTAGTGACATTCACGTCAACTGCAATCGTTGAGCAGTTTCCCCACGATATACTGCCAGTATCGCCGTTTGCTGTTTTCATTGCAGATGCTTGATTTAGTATAGTTGTTTTGCTCATTTTGCCCCCAATGCATTGTTCAAAGTATTAGACCATGATGTGAGCACAGGCCCTTCAGAAGCCTCAACAGTAAAGATATAGGTCATATCCGCACTTCCTGAAGTCAGTTTGAATTGCTGATCTCTTTGTATGCTTGTGATAAGCATTGATGCATCTTGAATATTCATCCCAGGAAGAAAGACTGAGAGATACTGCCCTACCGCAAGACCCGTTCGTCTGGTCTTGAATTTGAAGGTCCTGCCAATTGCACCCCACGTTTGTAGTGCGGCATCTCCTCTTGCTTGAGCAGTTGGTACGTCGATATTTAAACTGCTGACATCCTCCACAGCCTCTACTACTCCGAGATTGGCAAGAGCAGGATCAACGCGTCCCTGAACTGATATGGAGAAGGTTTTGGATGGACTCCCCGAGCCACCAATTGTCCAGCGGACACGAACCGTGAAGCCGAGGACTTCAGTTACGGTACACTTTGCCCCTATAGTGGTACTGACAGTAGCAGTACTAACGCTTATGACAGAGGATGCCCAGATTTGAGAATAATTGCCAGCAGCATCCTTCCTATCCACAAAGAATTGCACGGTTGGGCTCGTGCCTGATTGAGCTGTGACATTGATGTCTATGGCGATCCGTTTGAGCAAGCTCACGTCTAGATCATCACTATTGCCGCTTGAAGAGACCACAGCCGAAGCCTGATTAAGGACAACCTGCACAGGAATGGAGGTGCCTGCATAATCGATATATTGTCTTTGGCTGATTGTATTAGAGAATTGACCAGTATTGTCCCTGGTTACGGTTGTGGTTGTTTTTCCAGTGTAGGTGATAATCAGCGTGTTGGTCTGCTGTAAGATGGTTCCTGAGCTATCCTGAGCAAGAGAAGTATCACCAACGGCATAGTAAAAGTCGTATCCGGTTGTGCCCTTTAGGCCAAAGGTCTTGGTTTGACCATTTAATGTAATAGATGATACAGAAGAAACAGGATATTTTAAATTCCAAGACGTGCTATTGCCATCACCTATCTTCGTTTCACTCACGCTAACGGTTGTGATCACCCCTGTCATGGTGTGACGATTGCGATAGAGATCGGCCACATCATCCACTTCCATGCTATCAGGCAGGATATCTTTGTTTGTAAGCACCCAAGGCGATGGTACAGTTTCTCTTGGTATGAATATGAAAGAGCCGTCAACTTTGATATTCGAGTAATAGTTAGATTGTTTCACAAGATCTTTAATATTGTCTGATTTGTATGTATTTACATAGTTGGCAGTTGGTATCAATGTTCCAGCCTGAATATTTGGATTAGTTACTAATGTGGTTAAATCGATTATTTGTGGCGTTTGGGTTGGATCGGTAGAAGTCAAGGTTTGTTTGACGTACACCTGCTTACCACTCAAATTGTCGCCTTGAGGCTGTATTCTCAGATTGTAAAAGTATGCACTTCCAGACACATTGATAAAGCCGACTTGACCAGGACCAGCCAACGCGCTATCTGTTGTGCTGAGCACTTGAGATCCATCAAAATAAACCGTGATAGCCGTGCCAATCATGGTCAATCTGGCACGTTTGACGATACTCCCCCTTGCAAGCGTGATAGGCACGTCGCTTCCTATTTGCGTCTTCACGTTTGCCACAACCTTATAGAGTCTCATAACATTGGTTGCGCCTGCATTAGATGATGCATCAAAAATGTCAAGCTCATAAAAATTGCTTGCATCAGTCCATCTCCAAACAATCCCAGCTTGGTCAGCTTGGTCAAGATCGAAGTAGATGTCCGCATCCTTAGTCGATATAGCCCCATAGAGCAGGAGTGCGTTAGTGCCACCTGATACCGTCAGACGGCTATTGGCGGTGTCCCATACCCAACCGGAGGAACTTCCACTGGTTCGAGCGGTGCTCGTATACGCGCCGCTCGTGATGAGATTGAAGGTGTCAATGGTCGGTGCTGGTTGCTGATTCAGACCAGAAATAGAGCCACCATTTGAGATGCTAGTATAAGTCACACCATCTAGGCTCGTTGCTAGCGCTACGCTTGTTCCGGTTGGGGTTACGGCATTCCAGGATATCAATGTAGAGCCGCATACACCCACGCTGGTAAGCAGAAGTGCTTTATTGATCCTTGTGCCGCTGCTGCTAAATCCACCTAACACATACACGGTCAAGTCCTGAATTTGCGGTAAAACAGTCGATGTATTGTAGGAAAAGAGCATCTGAAATAGAGCATTTACGCCTGAGAGCGATTGACCAGCAGTTAGCCCAGGAAGCGCCCCTCCATTAGTACAAATGCTCCAAGTCGATCCCCCGTTGTAGCTTACCCAAAGATTGTTAGCTACCTGCGTAGGATCGGTAGTCACATCATCCCATTGGACGACCGAATTGAGATAGGTGCCTGCACTGGCAAGGCTGACTGATTGAGAAGTCCAGTTGCATCCGGAAAAGATGTTAGGTGGTGATATTCCAAAATTATCGAATGTACCGATATAGCCATTTGACGCATCTGTATTACTTATCCTAAATCCAACGTTGCCAGCTCCTGTATAAGTGCTATCAGTCGCATTTATTGCCAAAGTATCGTCAAAGTAGATCTTATGCGAAGACCCCACGATTAAAAGTTTTATGCGATGCATGGCCTGACTTGTGAGGTTGACGGTTGCGGTACTCCCCACTTGCGTTACGCTCGCATTGCTTGATGCTCCTCCATTATTTGTACCTTTAAATAGCTTTATCGTCGTTCCAATTATCTCAACACCATATGCAAATGTACCGTCATAATTTGACCATCCTGTAGTGCGGTACACGCAACCGACTTTCATATTAGAATTGTCTACCAACACATCAAATTCCACCTGAAAATCCGCCCATTGGCCAGTGAAGTCGAGCCTTGAACGAGCTTCTGTGCTTTGATGCACAAATAACCTGAATTGCTTGCTATCTACGTATTGGAAGCAAGTATTAGCGTTATTGGGGCCTGTTGCACCGCCTCCGAATAAGGTTTGAACGACGGTCGATAACTGATTGCCGGCATCATAATTCTGGACAGCTCCGAACGGCTGAAGCGTATTATTCGTGGCTTGTGTATTGGTATGCGTGCCATTGTTCCATTGCGAATTCGTTGTCCATTCAAGATTTACATCTGTTTTTGTGGCGTTATAACTTGGATAGAGCATAACTTGCATTGAATTCAAAAGAGGTTGTTGTGTTGGATCGGCCCCCGCGCCTTGGCTGAAGCTAGCCAAGAACTGGATAGATTTACCGGACAATGACTGACCTGCTAACAAAGCAGGTAGGGCTGCATTATTACTAGAGATTGAAGTATAGCTATTTCCACCATCAATAGAGTAGCTCATGTAGAGTGAATACCCGAAAGGTAAACTTGTTGTACAGGTGAAAAAAGAATTTTTAAGTATTTTTGTAGCATTAATGCTATAGGATGGTGATACGCGACTAGCTGTACTGCAATCGTAAGTATTGACCACAGTTACATTTGTTGTACCATATCCTTGCTTTTGCATCTGTTGAGGTGGACTAACATTTAATGATCCGCTAAAGAATGTATTGATAATTGTTCCTGATCCGTTGGTTTCATAAACGTTTTTTATATATCCAGTGTAAGTACCGCTTGAGTCGCCTTCAATGGCTATCATTGCATAAGCAATTGTTTTACTTGTAAAACCATCTAATAGAAACTTGCGATGATACCATGTATCAACTGCCAAGCCCTTGAGATCTGTCCCTGGGTGAGGGCTCTTGTTTTGAACATCAAACCACAGACCGTTATTTGATGTTGCTAGATCTCGATATGCCGTTCCATCAGTGAAAACAAGGTCAATGCCGATTTTGGCCTCTGGGCTAGAAGAGGATATCCAGAGGTCATACTCTAGATAGCGGCCTGAAATGATGGAGATAGAGCCTGACCAGAACTTGACATATGTATACGAATTGGAGATACCTTGCACGCTCTGTGTAGCCTGTATTTTCATGGCAGCAGTAGCACTCGGGCCTAACGCATTATTTGAGGCTGTCATATTCGTGAGCGTGCCATTGCCAAATATTGAGGTAGTATTTTCCAGGATTGTCGTTATAACGCCAGCAGGCGCAAGCTCTAGGTTCCCATCCCCCACATTAGCCGCCGCTACCGTGCCGTTCAAATTTCCTGCTGAGAAATCGGCTTGAGTGGTATCGGTATCCACAGCAAAATTAGCCACAATCCCGTTCACCCACTCATCCTTGATCTGGTCTACAGCTATAGCGCCTGAATATTGATTGGTATATGTCTTATTGGATGTTTTTCCATCTATTATTGCTGTTTTATCGCTACAAGATATTTCATGGTAAATATGAGGCCATACGTCTGTATTTCGCTTTACACTTTGAATAATTCCTGAGAATATAACGCCTTCTATTGCATCAGTTACTACAACCGATTGGCCTTTTTTAAATGAATATGCTCCACTTTTATCATAAATAGTAAATTGGCAGGTAGAGCGCTCCTCAATTTTGTCATTCTGCACAAATGGATTGCCACCTTTTACGTTGCCTTTTGCATCAGGTATGATTGTAGCGTATTCCACGCCTGCTATTTTGACTGATAAAGAGGTAGTTGTCATACGTTGCTCCTTATCGGTCCTGATGTACGAGTTGTTTTAATTATGCGAGGCCCAACATTATTTGTGATTTCTTTCCCATCAATGTAATTATGTATGTGTATCTCTCCACCTCGCGAGGCGGATGATTGGGAGGCAATCGAAGAAGGAATGGCGCGCGCACCCGCTGGTAAAGCTGTAAGTCCACCTTGCAAGGGGGATATGCTCATAGCCATGACTGACGCTAGCTGCAAGGCTGGAGCTTGAATTTTACTCACCTGATTGGCCAGACCTTTTGATAGCAGGTCTCCAAAGTCGGGCATCCAATTGTCAACGTCCACCAGAGGCCCCACGTCAGGCTTTGAAAAATGCAGGAAGGATGAGATTTTATCAGCAATTTTTGAAACAGCGTTTCCTACAGCCCCTACTCCATTAAGTATCCCCTGCACAAATTGATTGATCATGTCACCCGCCCAGGTCAGAGCTTTTGCTCCGAGTCCTCCGAGTGTATTGGTCATGTTCGTCACAAGGTTTTCGACAAAAGCCAAGGCACGTCCTGGCAATTGGCTGAACCAACTCACGATATCGTTGATCATGTCTGGTATGATGGAATGCCCAGTAAGCTTGTCCCATAAGAACGTGAAAAAGCCGATAATCTCGTCAACGATGGTTGTGAACAGGCCTTTTATGATTCCCCACGCGCCACTTAACATGCTTTTCATACCATCCCATATGCCACCAAACATACTAAGCATATCGTTCCATGCTTGTCCCCAATTGCCTGAGATCAGATCAAGACCGATATTAATGATGCCAGTGATGATAGACCAGGCAATCTTGATGATGCCCACAGCCTCGTCCCAGACGCCTTTAAGAATTTGCGAGACACCCGGCCAGACAACCATCCACATGCTCCAGAAAAACTTGACTGCTTGCATGATGTTGCCGAATGCCTGAGAAACAATAGGAGCAACTCTATCCATCAATCCTTTGGCAAAGTCTCCAATTGCATGAGCAGCTTGAAGAACATAAGGCATGATGAACTTCAAACCGTTTGATATGTCATTTGCTAGGACGCCAGCAAACTTGATCAGAGGTGGGACGATCTTCTCTATGATGGGCGCGAACTTCTCAAAGGCGTGCTGTATGACATCAACAAATATGCCACGTATCTGGATTACGGCAGGTATGACAGTCGTGAGGATCGTCTTGCCGAGGTTCTCAAATCCTGGTAGAGCTTGCTTGATGGCAGGCACCACCGAGGACATAAACCACTGTCCGACTTGTTGGGCGTCCTTGCCGAGATCCTTTAGCTCTTTGCCGAGCTCGCCTTTGAGGAGGTTCGCAATATTGGAGAAAGCGTGAAAGATGTCAATGAGTGGCCCTTTACCAGATTGCGTTTGCTTGGTAACAGCGATAAAGGCACCTGAGATATCCCAAAGAAGGCCAGATACCTTGTCAAGAGCACCTTGAGCAAGCTTCTGGATAGCGTCGGCTATGGGATCAAAGTCAGAACCTACCTGCGAGAGAATATTGCCCAGAGGAGAAGCAGCATTAAAGAGATCGCCAAATTTACGCGCTACATATCCAGCTTCTGTCTGTATGGTCTTCCATGCATCAATGAAGTCCGAGAGATTGACGGTTCTGAGTACATCGCCTACGTAGGACATAGCATTGCCCACGGCTGCGCCAAAACCTGAAATGAGAGGCATAGCCGAAGAGGATATCCACCCCGTGAATTGCCCAAGAATTGGGAGGAGAGCGGTTCCAATTTTCTGCTTCACATCCTCCAGATTGTTTTTGAGTATTTGGAGTTGTCCCCCGAACGTCTTACCAGCCGCTTGAGCACTTCCACCGAACTCCTTTTGAAGTTCAGCAAGCATGATCTTTTGGGCACCTGCTGTATTGCCAACGGCAACCATGTGCTTGATCATTTCCTTCTGCTTTTCCGAGAATGTGACACCTTCTCTGGAGAGAGCGGATAGACCTTGTGCAGGATCATTGAGCGCCTTGCCCAATTGCATTGCTGCTGACTTTGTATCCATGCCCATTGCCTGCGCCATGTCGAGCATGGTTTTTGTGGTTTGCGGAAAGACGTCCTTGCCTATGCCTGTGAAGGTGAGGAGGATATTTTGACCAGATTGAATGACATCATCCGAGAACGGGGTTACTTTGGAGAGAGACATTGCAAGATCTGAAATGCTCTGTGCAGTCATGCCAGAAGCATCACCAGTACTCTTAATCACCTGAGCAGTTTGGGACATGATCTGCTGATGCTGAATAGCGACCTGGAGAGTATCAGCAAATTGATCTTTGAGGAATCCGACTGCTTTCGCACCCACGTTGAATACAGCGAACCCAGCAGCATTGGCAAGACCTTGTTTCAGCATGTTGCCAAATCCACCCGACACATTGTCAGCAGATTTGCCTACATCTGAAAGTTGACTTTTTGCAGTATCAGCACCTTGAACAGACACCACTGCTTGTAACTGAGCTGCTGTTATAGCGATTGTTTTGCTCCTATCATCCTCTGATCAATATCCGTTGATACTGAGCGCAAGATATGAGTTATTTGCTATTTTGTCTCGCTTCTATCGTCTTTTGCGCTGAATATTCAGATTGCATACACTTGAGAGCTGCATTTCTCCAGAAAACCGATTGCTTCATTAACTCCCAAGGTGCAACCCCTAAATACTTCGCCGCTTGGATGATTGGATACCAGTCAGGATATGATCCTAGCTCCCCATCGGTTGCCAAGTACCGCCCAAGATTTATCGTTTCCTGGTCTTGGGCGTCTGAGCTTCCCCCGACTGTATCTCGTTCATGATTGCAGCCATGACTTGAGATTTGATCACAATCGGGACCTTCAACATGTGCTCAGGAGTAAGTGGGACAAAATTGATATCATCATCCTCTAGCAGGTCCCACGACTTGATTAAATCAAGAAAGGCCTGATTGTTTGATTGAAGATATTCTGCTGTATTTGCCTCTCCCTTATTTACAGCCTCTTGCCATCCAAGAAGCAATTCATCCGTGATTTTATTTGGATAGTACTCTACGTTCAAGTCATCCTTGTCAAACCATAGTTGAATGCTTGCACTCTTATTTACTAATTGTGATAGTTTAATTGGCATAAATCACCTACAATGAAGCTAAAAGATTTGTTACGGTTATTTTCTGAGCTGTGCCGCTACTCCAGTTGGGATCTTCCACAACCGTCAATTCCCACTCAACCGCGTAGATACCTTGCTCATCCTTGAATGCGCTGGGCTTACCGACCTTACAGGCCATGTCGTGCTGGAATGTGGCGTTGATTGCGCCTGGGCCATCATTGGCTATCTGATTTCCCACGGCCTGGACTCTGACATAAGCCGTTGCTCCCCCTTGCAGATAGGTTGTCTGCATAGTTGCAAGTCCAGTTGCATCAGTCTCTAATATCAGCTTCAACGTGGCTTTAGGCTTGGTATCAATGTGTCCAGTAAAACTGGCATTTGACCTGTTAAGTGGATAAAAAGGAGCATAGACGCTATCAAACGAGTAATCCACACTATAGCAGCTTGTTAGCTGAGTTGTCCCTAATCCTGCTGAAGTAGTATCAAGATACACGTTGAAGAACTTGCCGACTACTGGAGAAAGAGCTACAGTAGTCGGAGAAGATGTAAGCGTGATACCGTCAGTTAGTGATTGTCCAAATCCTTTGGCAGAAACAGAAAAAGGAGTCTTACGCGTACCTTTATAGCCAAATGAATTAATAAGAGCATAAGGAAGAGAACGCGCTCTAATCGAGTCACCTTGCTGAAGCGTGTAAGTTTGGGGGACAATTGACCCATAGATGGGAGGGGTATAAATCCAGTCCTTTGCAGTCGCAGATGCAAGGTGTGCAGCGGGATTGACCGAACCCATAGCACTGGCTAGCAGGTAGACAACTCCATTGAAGTCCATATTGCCAGACACATCAATGCTCGTTTGCTCCCAGTTTTCTTCCTGAACCTCATCATATTTGTGACCAGACGAGCCAAAGGTTGATACGTCAGCATCGATACCAAGCGTCCAGGTGAAGCATTCAAGAAGCTTATTTGCTGCTACTGCTGTACCCAATGCAGAAGTACTTTCTACACCGAGTTGCATGCGCTGATTGATTGTCTGTATCTTGGGGTTCCAAGTCATTTCTTGCTCCTATCACGCCTTTCACAACATATATGCTTGATATGTGCTGAGAAAGATGTATAAGATTATTTAGTTTGTCTGTTCTACATCAACTCTATATAAACCAATTATATTAACCCATTTCTCACCCGCCACAAGCTCGTCTACTATCATCGTGCCATCCCTATAGCAAGAGCCTATAAAACCGTTTGGAATAGTGACATTCCTGAGTCCTTGGTTCCCACCAAGCAAGGAGTCTACTTGTTCAGCCGCACTAGCTACCGCTGCTGTATTGCTAGCAGGTCCCACAGATTTGACCTGAAAGAGCAGATGTACCAAAGGACGCACACCTTGCACAGTTAGCGCGTCTGTACCCGACTGGAGAGCAACCACCACATAAGGAGTGCTCACATTTGGATCAGCCGATCCTCTCCAAATTCCACCAGGAGCAAGAGACGCTAGCGTAGCATCCCCTTGCAAGATAGAACTTAGGAATTGTAAGCCCAGCACTGACTCCATCACACTCATCCGGTAGCATCCTTCAACATGTCTTCAATCTCACTAGCAGCCGCTTCTAGCGCTTCCTGACCAGCCTCTACAGCAGGTGTGAGATATGGTTGAGGTGGTTGGTGAACGGTTCCATACTCCAAATACACTCCATAATTCGCCCCAACAGCTACGTATGCCGTTTGATCGTCAGGAGGTGTCTCTACCTCTTGCAAGAGTGAGGCTCCTTCTTTGCTTGGCTGTCCTATCTGAGAGTAAGAGCTATCTTTGCTCGTTTTTACGTAAATGCTGTTTGCCAGGAAGCCCGTGTCTCTAGGTGCTAGGCTCTGTGCATCTGATTGAATGTCAAATGCGGTTTTCCTAACAACTTTGCTCAGTACATCTGGTAAAGCATCTGCTATATTTTCAAAATGGTTGAAGCTATCAGGCATGGCACACCCCCATAAAGGCAGGTAGGAAGCTGGACGAAAGGGGTACTGATGAGGTATAATGTGGGGGAGTCAGAGCTACTGCAAATAGCCCTGACCATACATTAACTAACCTGTTACGGAGGTCAGTATAATGCAAGATCATTATACTCCAAACATCAACCCCTTGCCCGATGCTTCTGGCATTTATCGCATCACATGTACTGTCACTGGAAAGTTTTACATTGGCAGTGCCGTCAATCTTCGCACACGATGGAATGACCATCGCAGTCAACTCCAACGCAAAATTCATCGCAATAAACATTTGCAAAATGCTTGGGACAAGCACGGCCCCAATATGTTCGTTTTTGAAATTATCGAGTTGGTACTTTCCCCATTTCTGCTGGAAAGGGAACAGCACTATCTTGATACACTCAAGCCATTTGGTAAGAAAGGCTTTAATATTGCAAAAGTTGCAGGATCTGCTCTTGGGATGAAAGATTCCCCTGAGACTTGCGCAAAAAAGAGCGCTGCTCGTCGGCGTCAGATTGACCCTTTCCTTGGCAAAACACACACACCGGGAACAAAAGAGAAAATGCGCATGGCGCAACTTGGGCATGAAGTCAGCCCAGAAACGCGGGCTAAAATCAGTGCATCCAAAATTGGCAAACCTGGGCAAAACCTTGGAAAGAAGCACTCCCCTGAAGCTATCGAGAAACAGAGACTTGCTAAGCTTGGGAAAAAGCATAGTGAAGAGCACATCCGTAAAGTTGCCATGGCGAATACTGGCAGGAAACATAGTGCCCAATCTATTGAGAATATGCGACTTGCCCAGATTGGGCACCCCGTTAGCGAACAGTCGCGTATAAAAAGCAGAGCTTCCCATGCATCCCAAATGAGAACAATTATCGCCACTGCTCCCGATGGGACTGAGTATATTGTTCAGGGGGTGAGAGCATTTTGTATTGAACACCATCTTAACCAAAGCAACCTTATGAAAGTTGCCAAAGGCGAATACAGCCAACACAAAGGATGGACGGCTCGTTTTCCTGACATAGATAATACTCAGTAGCACCTTCTACCTCATCATTGCACTTCAGAAACTAGCACCGTTAAAAGTGATGCATAACTTCGTGGTGTAAGAATAACTTGCACCACAAGCTGTTGCCCATCTACCAAGAGATGATCCTGTTCAGCTACATCCGTTCCTATTGGGACCTTTCCTTGGAAAACCTTCAATGATCCGATCTTATAATCAAAATTTTGCAATTGTAATCCCGTCGGTTCTGATAGCCCGATAACCGTAGTAGTGACCGTGTTCCAAGTTTCAGTTTCGCTCAACATGCCGTCAGATGATTTCGTCTTGCGTTGGATCACACAAGTCTTGTCACATGCGGCAGCTTGCACATCTGCTCTGATCTGGGCTAACTCTGAAGCTGATACAGGGTTCATCATTGGCATGTGTTATCTTCCGCTCCCATCAGCTATCATATCGATCTCTAGGGGCCCTAATAGGCCCCCGCCTGCCAATCTCGTAGCTTTTGTGACATCAGTCCTGACCAAGCTGATATTCTTGGCTCGTTGCTTCATACGATAGGCCTTAGCAAGGTTCTGCAGGGCAGTCACCACCTGCCCACGCTGTAAGCTCTGACCATCTACAGTCATGCTGTATGACAATACCCATTGTGCAGCTTGTCTTTCTAATAGATCTGCTGCTGCTCCATAGACATCATGCAGAGATCCAGTGATATATACAGGCGGCAATGTCGAGCTTGAAAACTGAAAATGACCAGCAATAGGCTCTATGGTTGAAGGCGTAACAACAGTAACCAAGTACTGCTTGAGTACCATGCCATCTTCCCACCCACCAAGCTCCGTAAAGTAGTCCAGAAACTGGATGGTTGAACCCGTAAATGTAGGTTTGGGGATCGTTGTCCCGTTCCTTACATCTAGACGCCGCTCATCCATTACGTCCTGGATCTGATCGTCTGTAAAGATCTGACCATTTCCAGCAGGTTGGGTATCGTTGACCAGGAGACGAACACGCGCTATCAATGCTGCCATTGTTGAGCGTGCCATATGTTCACCTCCTGATCAAGAAAGAGAGAAAGACCAAACTAAGGGCGACCAAGAACGATTTCACCGCCATAAGTGATAGTTGGAGTAGAACCGCCACCTGCAACTGTTGCGGTAAGACGGATTTGAACACCGTTTGTGCTGCCTACGCTACTAGGAGATACATCAAAGGGTATAAAGATCTCTCCTGACTGTGCGGTTGTGCTTAGAGTGATGGTGTCTGCTTGGAATTCGGGATACCAAGTCGAACCGCCATCACGCGACACATCAATAGAGAAGACCACAGTGTTCGAGCCGCTAGCATTAGAAGCTGCTGAGTAGATGACACGCGCCTTGAGTCCCCTACGAGGTGTCCCACCTGGAAGAGTAAGAGCACTGCCATTGAAGGTTGCAGTCTTAGTGACGCTAGCCTGAAGCTGAATAAGTGCATCTGTTGGCATTTGCTTCTCCTTTTTAAAACTAGCTCATTTTAATGCCGTAGACGCGGCCTAAAGAACGTACAGATGAATTCATAAAGCCCACGGCCCAGTCTATAAGCGTTCTGTATATAACGCCGTTATAGATCAATCCTAGGTCTTGTACATTTGGCTCCCCAAACTGCCACCCAAAGAAGTGATCAGTATCGTAATTGACGGCGTAAATCGAGGTATAGGTGCTAGAACCGGATGTACCGTCTGAATTCTCAGTGTTGGTGATGATACGAGTTGTCTGGTCACTCTTGTATCCAGGATCACGAATAATAGCACCCTTATACTTGGTGATGGTTCTATCAAATTGATCTTGTGTTATGTCAAGACCACCGCTTGTGCCCATTAAGCGAAGTGCAAAGTTCAACCGTCGTTTAAACACTTCGTTCCCATAAATTACGACACCCTCGCCATCAGGACTGTCCACAGACCACAGAAGCTGATCAAGGAACTCAATGAACTTGTTAGCAGTTGCTTGGGTTGCACCCGATTGGGAAAGGTCTACACCCCCACCATTGATCTTATTCTCAGAACGAACACCAAAGGTTCCACCATTATCAATGCGATACTTAATGCCTACAAATGCATTAGCATCTCCAGTAACATGGTTATTGTTAAAAAATTTGTCGTTCAAGTCATATGTGAGGGCTTTGAGGAATGCTTCTGCTTGTGTGGCTCTAGGATCAACGATAGAGTTTTCATCCTCAACCAGGAACTTATCAACGTCAATGTAGTTTCTGATGATGTAAGCCTGCTCCTGATATGCTGTTGGGGTTCCCTTGGTCGTTACACCTTCAGCATTCAATTGAGACCAGTTAACTGATGGAAGGTTGCCTTCAAAACGTGTGCCATTTGCAATGAGACTCTTCTTGTCCATCAAAGGCACATCTTGAATGATGTTTGAATACAGAATGAGGGAGTAAGTAATTGCTCGTACTAGCGGGCTGTTACTTTGCAAAGCGTAATCAGCTAGTGTGAGCGAATTTGCAGCTATAGCCATGTATAAGCTCCTATCATCCCCTACCCAATGTTCTCAATAAGAGCACTGAGTACGAGATATAAGAAAAGTTTTAACTAACGGTTTCCGTATACTTCAGATAGCCGAACGGGTCTATTTGGTGGAAGCTGTCCAGGTGGTGAGATAACCGACCTTCCCGGATTATTCACAGGGATCATTGGTGCCCTCTGTTGGCTAGCAGTCTGAGCGGGTGTAGTCTGCTCCTGAGCTTGTTCTTGTTTAGGCTTCACAAGGAAAGGGTTCTGTTTGGCTAGATCTTTAAGCACCTGCTCTAGGTTGGTTGGGTTGCCAGCCTCATCATATTCGAGGTTTTCCTGGATAAGCTTGGCTGCAACCTCAGGGTTATGGAAATCCATGCTAGATGCTTTGATCTTGGTCTCTGCTAAAACGAGCTGTTTTTTGAGAGAGGCAATCATCTCA